GTCGTGGAAAAGAACGCACCGTTCACGGTACGCCTGCCCTGCTTTTTGAAAGCCGTCTCCATGCCCTGCAGGGAATAGCCAGCGTCGAGGAATTCATCGAAGATACCCTCGACATAGGCTGCCGCTTCAGGGACAGGAACAATCATGACGTGCTTCTTTCCATTGACAACGACGGATTCACGGCGGTACCCATAGGGCGGATTTCCACCAGTCCAGAATCCCTTCTTTGCAAGACCGATCATGTTATCAGTAACACGGGCGGCGATGGTTTCACGCTCCATCTGAGCAAAGACCATCGTGACATACATCATCGCCCTGCCGATCGGGGTCGCCGTGTCGATATTCTCCTTGATGGACAGGAAAGCAACGTCAGCCTCCTCCAGCGTGGCGTAGATGTTCGCAAAATCACGCACATCACGAGAGAGGCGGTCGAGCTGGTACACCACCAGGGCATCCACCAGCCCGTCCTTCACATCAGCCAGCAAGCGACGGAGACCCGGACGGTTTGTATTCGCACCCGTGAAGCCTTCGTCCTGATAGCATTCGAAAGAATCAATTTGATTCGGGAATTTGAAATCAACGAACTCCCGGCACATCCGCTGCTGATTATCCACAGAATCGGATTTGTCGGAATAGACAGATTTTCTGCCGTAAGTAGCAAAACGCATAAAAAGACCACCTTTCTGACTTGTGGGAAAGCCCGAAAGATGATAGAATAGACACATGGGTTGTGATTCTTCACTTTCGGGAATCCGAAGAGGAATCAGCCGCCACCTTTCTCCTTGGGAGGGTGGCGGTTTTTTATTTGTCAAAATTCAGATTAAAAGGATCGCCCTCATAAAAAGGGGCGATGGATTTCTCGCATCGTTTACAGAGACGATATCCTGACGCTTCGGCATCCTTCCGAGAGACCCGAACGCACTCCATCATCCCACTCCCAGTGAAGCAGCCGATGGCAAGATGATAAACCGACGAACGACCCGGAACAATCAGAACGTCCTCGTCCGATTTTTTTCCTTCGTAATAAAACCGCTCCGCATCCATGTCGGAGTCTTTCTTTTTTCCAAAAAGGAATCCAAGCAATCCCATGAAAACACCTCCTAAATAAAACGCCTCCAATTCGGCTCGATCAAAAAGAAGCGCAGGGGAATCACTCGCCCTCCGCTTTTTTCTTTTGGGTAAGATACTCCTCGTAAGCCTCCAGCCGTTCCTGATTCGATGCGGTATCCGCAGAAACCACCTCCACAGATACGTCCCCGGAATACTCGCTGAAAACATCCAGAACGAAATCATCCAGCACCCGACGCTGGGAAACTGAGAGAGCCATCCATTTATTCAGGATGATGCGGTCAAGCTCCGAGAGGTCGTACCTTTTCACAAGCTCGTCGATTTCCTTACTTTCAGAGGAATGCAGAGCCTCGCCCTCGCCATTCCGCAGCCAGTCCTCACGGACACCGAACTCACGGATGATGGCACGGAACACCTGCTCCGAGACGTTCCGCCTTCCGCTTTCGATATTAGAAATCGCAGACCGGGTCACACCCAGACGCTCGGCAAAGGACTCCATCGTCAAGCCAAGAATTTCAGACCGCAAGATTTTTATTCGTTCATTAACATCATTCATCGCCGTCGCTCCTTTCCATGAATTTAAAACCATTTTAGCATACGAACAGCACAAACTCAATAGAAAAGTTTTCAGAGAAAACAAAAAACGCTTGACTAAGGTTTCAAAGTAACTTAAAATGGGTTTCAGAGAAAACAGAAAACGATTTTTTCAAAGCAAGCAAAGGAGGTAACACGATGGATAACGCAACCACAAGCCGAATGGGACTCGCAGACATGGCTCTCCTTTTGAAAGGGATGAAGCCCGACACAAAAAACAATTTGCTCTTCCTGATGACAGGCATGGAGCTGCAGGCGGCGATGGACAAGGAAGGGAGTGACAGGAAAGATGAAACAACCGAAAGCACCAACCCGTGACCAGAAGGAACGGATAGCGAAAGCCGGACTCAACTGGAGGGATTGGCAGGTGGAGTACCAGACCGGGGAACTGATCATGCTGGTCAGCAAAAAGACCGGGGAAAGAAAACCGATAGGCGGTGAAACAGATGGAAGAGCAAAAAATCAAAGTAAAGGTGGTTTTTGAAGATGGCTACAAGACGAGGTACACCGAGGCGGTACTCAAGGCGTATGAGAAGAAAAAGAAGAGAGAGGCTGCTGCCCTACGCTGCCATGATGGCTTTGCTGATTGCGGTAACGGTAGCCGCAGCAACGCTCGACGAGCCTGAGAGTACACCGGGAGAGACGGTCGAAACGACCTACGATCCGCTGGAAACGCATTACTCCGAAGAGCGAGAGGAATACCTGCGGCAGGAGGCTGAGGCGGCGGCAAAGGAATCAGAGGAACTGCAGAAAAGCATTGAAGAGTACAACGCAAAGATGGAGCAACAGGCATACGAAGACCTTCAGGAAAGCCGCAGGCAATTCTTAGAGGAATGCGAACTGCCCTACCCATTCAACACGATGAGTCAGGACTGGTCGGCTGCCGATGTCGAGGGTTTCACGGCTTACACAATCCCGGAAGAATACGCCGACGCAGGCGGCTACTTCCCGGAAGTCGTCCAGACATACACCTACATCGTGTGCAACAACTACGGAGTGGACTACCCGACGGTGGTCGCCCTGATCGAAAAGGAAAGCGGATACCAATACGACAGCGTCGGAGAGGCGAACGACATCGGATACATGCAGATCGTCGAGAGCAGCCACGAAGACCGCATCAAGCGGCTGGGATTTGACGACATGACGAACCCCTACCAGAACATAAGCACCGGGGTGGATTTCCTCGCAGAGCTTCTGGAGGATTACGACGGCAACTACAAGAAAGCCCTCACAGCCTACCAGTACGGAAGGCAGGGCGCATACAAATACTGGTTCTCAGCCGGGGTCGAGGCGAACCCATACGCAAAGGCGATCCTGAAAAGGGCAGAGGAAATCAGAGAGGAGTTGAAGGATTAAGGATGCAACAGAAAATGGAAAACGGTCTGATTTTCGTCAGGGGCAGCAAGGAAGAGGATGCCATCATCAAGACCTGGCGCATGATGACCAAGGACAAAGAGAAGGGAATCTGGTACGCCCCGGTCACAAGACCGCTGCTGGAAAACCTCAGCCGGAACGGCGGTCTGATTCCGCCAGCGAAAGAGGCACTCCGAAAGATGCGAGAGATTCAGGATGCGGTCGATGCGGAACGGCTCAAGCCGGACGACAAGGTCGAACCGATGACTACATACCCGGTCAAGGCGAAACTTTACAAGCACCAGATAAGAGCCGCCAACATGGCACTCATGACCTTCGGGATCATCGAGCCACCGAAAGAGGTGGACAGGCAATGAACAGAGAATACACCAAAATCATAGAACGCCTGCAGGGAGCAAAACAGCGGATGGCGGAGCGTGGACTGATGGAAACCCAGACGGCGGATGCATTCGACGAAGCCATGGACATCATCTACGACTACGAGAGGGCTGCGCTTCAGACGGCGGAACTGCTAAACAAATACGAGACGGTCAAGGATGCCATCGACAGGGGCATGGGCGTGAACCAATGCCCGGACTGCATGAAGATGATCAGCTACGGCAACGAACACTGCCACTGGTGCGGTCGCAAGCTCGGCTGGAATCCGAGAACCAGAGGAAAGAGAGGCAAGGGCAAGAATGGAAAAGATAAGCATTACTAAAATCATCAAAGAAGTGCAGGAAGAAATGTGCAACGACTTCTGCAAGTACAGCGACGAAAACGAAGTCAACGATGACGGTACCTGCGGACACTTCGATGACTGCCCACTAAACAGACTTGACTAGATTTTAGACGGCAAAAGCCGTTTGAAATAAACAACCCAACAACCAAGGAAAGGAGACAAGAAACAATGTTCGAAACGCTTTTCAAGGAATACAAGCGGCTGGTCTTTTTCGATACCGAGACAACAGGTTTTGACCCGGAGAAAACAGACCAAATCACAGAGCTGGCAGCCCTTACGCTGGAGCAGGGGAAAGAACCGACAGAGCTGGACGCATTCGTCCACCTTTTCAGAATGTCGGAACTTCCGCCAAAGATTGTGGAACTCACAGGAATCACAGACATCCTGCTGGCGTCCGAGGGCAGAGACGAAGTCGAGGTCATCCGGGACTTCGTGAATTTGATGCAGTCGGGAGGAAAGACGCTCCTCATAGCGCACAATGCACAATTTGACCTGCGCTTCATCGCCTACGCAATCCACAGACACAAGGAAGAGGGCAAAGGGTGGATGATGGTCTTCAACGACTGCGACTACCTCGACACCCTGACGGTTTACAAAGACCGCAGGCGGTACCCTCACAAATTGGAGAACGCCATCGCCGAGTACGGACTGGCAGGCAAGGTGCAAAACAGCCACCGAGCAATCGACGACACCAAGGCTCTGATGGAGGTAGCAAGGAAGATGGAAGAGGAAAAGGACGACCTGATCCAGTACATCAACATCTTCGGGTTCAACCCGAAATACGGACCCGAAAAACAGCAACTCAAAAAGGTGACCTACGTGCCGCAGGCATTGAACAACTGCCCACCGAGGCAACCTTCATACACAGGCATAGGAGGAAAGAAATGACAGAGGTAAGATGCGAGACATGCGGCGCAGTCTTTCACAAAAAGCCATCCCACATGCGGAAACACAATTACTGCAGCAAGGAATGCCACGATATAGCACAAAGGGCTTCAAGAATCACAAAACAATGCACCCAGTGCGGTCGGGAAATTAGCATCCCACCGAGCCTAGAAAAAGAAAACAATTTCTGCTGTAACGAATGCAGGCTGGCGTGGTTAAGCACCAACATCAACGAAAGCCTGAACGTTCCAGGGCATAGTGCAGGACATAAAGCACCGCACCTCACCAAGTTGAACAAAGAAAGAAATCCGAAGCTGGCAATAGAGCCGGATGCAATCAAGCGTGGAAATTACAAAGATCACCGCAGAGAGATGGAAAAAATTCTGGGTCGAAAGCTCGAACCGTGGGAGGACGTTCATCATAAGAACGGAATTCACGATGACAACGCCCCAGAAAATTTGACGGTAATGGAACATAGCGAACATTTAAAACTGCACTGGCAGATAGCAAAGGAAAAGGGGGTGGTTTAAAAATGACAGGACAGAATAAAGGATTCGGACTCCTGTTTGAATGAAATGGGCTGCGGAAAGACCCTGACGGCAATCGCCATCATGGGTGCGCTTTACAACGCAGGCAAGGCGAAAAAGGTGCTGATCGTCGCCCCGACATCGGTGGTGGCGGTATGGCCTAGAGAGCTGGCAGATTTCGCAGACTTCCCCTTCACGGTGGAAACGATGCTGGGAGACAAGCAAAAGAGACTCCGGGCAATCAGCGACCTCGAACGGTACCCATACCCGAAGATTAAGGTGGCGGTCATCAATTACGAAAGCGTCTGGCGAGAGGAAATCAAAGAAGCCCTGATCCGATACGACGCAGACCTCATCATTTGTGATGAGAGCCAGCGAATCAAAGGACACGACTCCAGGCAATCCAAGGCGATGCACGAGCTGGGCGACAGGGCAAGATACAAGATGATTCTTTCAGGAACGCCCGTCCAGAACAACGTCACGGACATCTGGTCACAGTACCGATTCCTCGACCGCTCGGTTTTTGGCGATTTGTACTACCCCTTTCAGAACCACTACTGCGTGATGCATTCGGTATTCAAGAGCAAAGTCCTCCGCACGATTAACGAGGCGGAACTGGTCGAAAAGGAACACTCGATAGCATTCAGGGTAACCAAGGAAGAGGCACTCGACCTGCCGGAACAGACCTTCGAGACAAGGTACATCGACATGAGTCCGAAAGAGCGCAGGATTTACGACAGCCTGAAAAGGGAATCGGTCGCAGAGATCGAGGGCGGCGAAACCATAACCGCAACCACGGTGCTGACCAAGCTGCTCCGCCTTCAGCAATTCACTGGGGGATTCCTGGTAAAGGATGGAGCGGAAAAGCCGGAACAGATAAGCACCGCAAAGCTGGACGCTTTGAAGGACATCATCGAGGACTACACCATCGAGGCAGGAAAGAAGCTGGTCATCTTTGCGAGATTCATCCCAGAGGTGGAGGCAATCATCGCCATGGCGCAGAACCAGCTGAAGAACACCGAGAAAAAGGTGGTCAGCATTCAGGGCAGCGTCAAAAAGGAAGACCGTGGAGACATCATCCACCAATTCCAGACCGACCCGGACACAGTGCTGATCGTCGGGCAGATTGACACCCTCGGAGTAGGAGTCACGCTCACCGCAGCCGACACCTGCGTTTATTACTCGAAGACATACAATTACGCAACCTACGAACAATCCCTCTCCAGAATCCACAGGATAAGCCAGAGGAACGTCTGCACATACATCGACCTCGTCTGTGCCGATTCGGTAGATGAGAAGATTACGCAGGCACTCAAGAAAAAGGAAGACCTCGCAACCAAGATTGTGGACAACTGGAAGGAAATTTTCAAATAAAGGAACCGACGGCATGAAAATAGACATTTTCAACTCAGAAGAGAAATACGACATCCTCTACACCGAACCACCATGGCAGCAGGGTAGAGGCGGAAAGAAATCAGCGAGACCAAACAGCACCGGGATGGCGGTACCTTATGAGACCATGGACATCCCGGAAATCATGGAGCTGCACCGACACGTGACCAACAGCCTCATGAATGAAAAGAACAACGTCTTCATGTGGACAATAGACAAGTACCTGCCAGAGGCAGAGAGGATCATGGAGATGCTCGGCTACAAATTACACGCAAGAATCATCTGGGACAAGGTCAACGGACCCAGCCCGGCATACACGCTGAGATTCTCGCACGAATACCTGCTCTGGTTTTTCAAAAAGGGAAACATCGTCCTCCCGGACAAGAGCCAGCGTGGAGCATTCACGACGGTGCTGAGGGAATCCTCCCGAAAGCACTCACAGAAACCAGAGGCGGCATACCAGATGCTGGAGGCATTATTCCCTGGGGCAAAGAAGCTGGAACTCTTCGCAAGGACAGAGAGGGATGGCTGGGACCAGTGGGGAAATGAATTATAAAAAATCCAAGGAGGAACAAACAAATGGCAGAAGGAAGAATCAAACAACTCATTGACAGGTACGAGGAACTCCGTACCGAAAAGGACGAACTGAAAAAGAAGACCACCGAGAACAACGAAGCCTTCACTCAGATTCAGCTCGAACTGGCAAAGGCGATCAGCGACGCTGACATGACCGACGCAACCGACGGAGACTACACTTACACGCCGGGCGTGACCACCAAGTACAGTTTTAAGAGCCTCGGCGATTTGGAAGAACTGGGACTGGACAAGTTCGAGCCTTTCGAGAACGACGACGCTCTGAAATTCCTCGTGAAAAAGGACATCAACTGGCGGTTGCTCAATTCCGCACTTTCGGAAATGGCGGAAATGCCGGGCGGCATCCCGGACGAAGTGATGGCGGTGCTTTCCACCTTCGATGAGGTCGGCATCACCAGGCGCAAGAAGGACACCAAGGCGAAAAACAAAGTAGCCGCAGCACTTAAAAAGATGGAGGGATAAGCATGTACAAAGAGATTGATGAAAACGGACAGTACTAGCTGGACTGCCGCCTTTCAGGCGAAAGAACCATGGAAGAAAACGTGAACGTGATGGTGCAGTTCGCAACCGACATCCGCAAGGAAGAGGTCGGAGACGTAAAGGTAAAGAACTGCCACGAGGGCTACGGTTTCCTCGCAGACGCACAACAGACCCTAAAGAGAACCGTCAAGATCGTGGACACCTGCATGAATGACCTGCTCGGTACGCTTTCGGTAGATGAAACCACGGCGATAGACAAGACCGAGTCGGTAGCAAACGCCCTGGCGGATGCCATAGTGGCAGCGACTAAGATGGCAGCCGAGGCAAAGAGAGTCAGCGGCGACCTTTTCTCCGAAAGCTGGAGCAGCCCGTCACCGCTGGAAAAATACCTGAATGAGAATGCAGACAATGACGGCTTCGAAGAGCCTGAGCCGGAAACGGAGGAAGGAGAAGAAAATGGCGAAAATTAACCTTACAATCACCCACGCAAAGAGGGAACAGATTTTTGTGAAAGCCCTGATCGGCGGACCCAGCGGCAGCGGAAAAAGCTACTCCGCACTTCGGGTAGCGACAGGAATCGCAGGAAGAGAGGGCGAAGGAACAAAGATAGGCTACATCGGTACAGAGGGAATGCGTGACAAGCTCTACGCTAACGAATTCGACTACGACCTGATCAGCCTCGAAGAGTACAGCCCGGACTACTACGAGGCGGCACTCGATGCCTTCCTCGAAGCCGGATACAAGATCATCATTGTGGACAGCATGACGCACCTCTGGAACTGGGTCAACGACCAGGTGCAGAAAGTCACCACCACCAAGGGCGGCGATTCCAGCTTTCAGGCTTGGGGCAAGTACAAGAGGGAAAACAAGAGGATCATCGAAAAGATTCTCCTCTCCCCGGCGCACATCATCGTGACAGGCAGGGGCAAAGACGAATACGTCATGGAGACCAACAGCAAAGGAAAGCTCGCCCCGAAAAAGGTCGGCGTCGGAGTCCAGCAGGATAAAGACATCGAATACGAATACATGGTCACCTGGATGATCGACCAGGAAACGCACATCGCAGAGGCGGCAAAAGACAACACGCACCTCTTCGAGGGAAAGCTGGAGGCACTCACCGAAAAGAGCGGCGAGGCACTCTACGACTGGGCGAACGACGGAGAGCCTGCAAAGTCGCCTGCAGAGAGGGCGGCTGAGGTAAAGAAGACTCAGGATGCCATCACCGCAAAGTGCAATGAGCTGGGCGGACAGGCGAACAAAGAGCTGATGGAATGGTACAAGACCACCTTCAGGGGCAACCACACGGCGAACAAAGACCTCGACTTTTTAACGCAGGCACTCAGGGAGATGGACGGAATCAAGGCAATCAAGAAGGAGGAAACGAAGAATGAATAAGGTCATGCTCGTAGGACGGCTCACAAGAGACCCGGACTTCAAGACAACACAGAACTCCAGCTACTGCAGGTTCTCGATAGCGGTGGATCGGAGATTTAAACAGGACGGTCAGCCGGAGGCGGACTTCCCCAGCATCGTAGCCTGGGGAAAAACCGCAGAATTTGTGGATAAGTACTTTCACAAAGGCATGAAGATCGGGATAGAGGGCAGGATTCAGACTGGCAGCTACCAGAACCGTGAGGGACAGACCGTATACACCACCGACGTGGTCGCTGAGGCGGTCGAATTTGTGGAGAGCAAGAACTCCTCACAGAATAGCGGAAACGGCTCAAATGGCAGCCACACGCAGTCACAGACACCACCGCAGACCACCGACGATGGCTGGATGAACATCCCGGAGGGTTCTGAGGAAGAGCTGCCGTTCAATTAAAGGGGAGGTGGAGCGGATGTGCATGATTTGCAGACAGACACCATGCCCACCACGATGCCCGAACTTTGACCCAGCACCGTGGACGGTTTACACCTGCGAGGAATGCCGGGAGGGCATCCTCGACGGAGAGGAATACATAGAGACCACCACAGGGTACATCCACAAGGACTGCGCAGAAGGAATGACGCTCCCGGAGCTTTGCAAGGCTCTGGGAGTGGAAATCCGAACCGCAGAAAAGGAATAAGGAGGCGATTAACATGAGGCAATACAATAACGGCGGACAGGTCAGAAGAGGCGACATCTGCTGCCAGCGAACGATTCAGGATATCCTCGGCATCACAGATGAGATAGAAGACCAAGAGGATAACATCCTGCAGGATAAAAATGCGGCGGAGTACCTCGGAGACGTCCGCCTTTTTCATACATTCGTAAGGGACGGGGAGACCTCGCCCTACCGATACGCAGGATTATGCGCAGCCGGAGAGGGCGGCAACATGCACCCGAAAGGGTCAAGGCTGACATTCATCATCAGCCAGTACCATGCAGACACCGACGAAGGGACCGCACTCAATGAGAGATTCGCAGCCGCACCAGCAAGGGCGGTGGTTTCCAGGGGAGACATACCGATAGCCCCACACCTTTACTTCACGAGATTCATGGTGGACTTCGGGATCGAAAGAGACTTCGGGATAGAGGCAGGTCACCTCCTGATGGAGAAATGCGACAGCGTCCTCATCGCAACCATAGACGGAACCATCTCACCGGGGATGAGGTCAGACATCGAATACGCCACGGTCAAGCTGGGGCTTGATCCGAAGACGATAGACTTCACAAGGGACGGGGCGGTGGAATTTATAACGGAAACGGAGAACGACAAGTATGAGGAACGGAACAGAGCCGAACATTGATGACTTCGTGAATTACGAAACTGAATACCGTCACCACGTTAAAAAAGCGGTGGTCGCAGGCGGAAAGATGACTGGACTCTGCCCGTTCCATTCAGACCAGAGCAACAGCTTCTCGGTCGATTTGAAAACAGGGAAATGGCACTGCTTCACGGAGGAAATCGGCGGCAACTTCCTGGACTTCTACGCAAGGATCAATGGGACAGATACCACCGAGGCATATAAGGAAATCCTGAAACAGTACGGCAAAGACGAACCCGAAGAGCCGGAGGATAAGAGCTACACGCTGGAAGAATACGCCAAAGCAAAGCACCTCCCCATCGAATGGCTTCAGGATTTCTGCAGCCTTACCACCGAGACGGAGCGAAAGACCGGGACCACCTACATGAAAATACCTTACTTCACAGAGGACGGCAAGGTCGAGACGTTCCGAAAGAGATACGCTCACAAGGACTTCAGGTGGAAGTATGGCAGCAGGGGAAAGATTGGGTTATACGGCGAATGGAGAATGCCAGCAATCAGGAACGGCGACAGCGTGATCCTCTGCGAGGGGGAGTCGGACAGCCAGAGCCTCTGGTACATCGGACTGGCAGCACTCGGAGTGCCGGGAGCGTCCATGTTCAAAAGCGAACACGCACCAATGCTCAAAGGCTTAAAGATTTACCTCCACAAAGAAAAGGACTCAGGCGGCGACACGTTCCTGCGAAAGACGCTGGACGGATTAAGGCGTGGCGGCTTTGAGGGGAGGGTGTTCACATTCTCCTGCGGCGACATTGAGGGCTGCAAGGACCCGTCGGACATACTTGTCAAATTCGGGAAAGAGAAAGCCAGGGAGGAAATCCTGACGCTCCTCAAGGGGGCAAAGGAAATCGACCTCGATGAGCCGGAGGAAGTCCCGGAGGCAATCAAGGGCGCACCCGTGAACCTTCGAACACCGCCATGGTGGAAATACGACGAAACAGGCATCTACCAGATTAACAGCAAGACCTACGAAGAGACGCTCGTCTGCGGAACGCCCATCATCCTGACACGCAGGATTAGAAGCCTCGACACCGAGGAAGAAAAGATGGAAATCGCATTCTTGCGGACGGAAAAGAGGGGCAAGGCGTGGCGCACAGCAATCCTGCCACGAAGTACCATCTTCACGACCAAAGGAACAAACACGCTGGCAGACTTAGGATGCATGGTCACCAGTGAGAACGCAAAGCCAGTGATCCGATTTCTGTCAGCCATGGAAGTGGCGAACGACGACATCATCGAATGGGCGGAATCAACCTCCACCTTCGGCTGGCAGCCGGGAAACAGATTTATACCCGGAGTCGGAGACGACATCGTCCTCGACATTGATCAGGCGCAGGGGGCAATCGCAGCGGCATACAACCAGGTCGGGTCATACGACAGATGGAAAGAGGCGATGGAGCAGCACCGGGACAGAAACAGATTCAGGTTCATACTGGCGGCGGCATTTGCGGCACCGCTCCTGAAAATCCTGCACCAGCGCACATTCTTTGTTTACAACTGGGGCGATGCCAGAGGCGGAAAGACCGCAGGCTTAAAAGCAGCCCTCTCCGTTTGGGGAGAGCCGGACGGACTCATGATGAACTTCAACACCACCCAGGTGGGACTGGAACGGACGGCGGCGTTCTTTTCAGACCTTCCGCTCGGAATTGACGAACGACAGGCTGCAGGGAGTGGGCAGTACGGACAGAGCAAGATCGAGAGCCTCGTCTACATGATAGGCGAGGGAAAAGGCAAGACCAGAGGTGCAAAGGACGGCGGCGTCCAAAAGGTAAACCGCTGGCGGACAATCGCCCTGGCAACAGGCGAAGAGCCGATCTCGACAGGATCATCACAGACTGGTGTCAGCACCAGAGTGCTGGAGATTTACAGAGGACCCTTTGATTCAGAATCCGATGCCGGACAGATGCACCAGGACACTGCGGCAAACCACGGCTGGGCTGGACCCGACTACATAAAACACCTGACGCAGGTCGACCCCGAAGCCTTAGAGGCGGCATACAAAAAGATGCAGGCATACGTCAAGACGGTGGGCAGGGGCAAGGCTGGTAGCCACGTCGCAAGCGTCTCGGTCATAGCCTTAGCAGACGCTCTCGCCAATGATTGGATTTTTGAAGAAAACGTGATTAAAACCACGAAAAACGACCAGCAACTGTCCATTTTTGACACCAAAAACGAAAAAAGCGTCGCAATTTCACAAAAATCGTGGGATAAAGCCTGCGAAATGGCAAAAGAGATCATGCAGGAACAGATGAGTGCAGCCGCAGGCGACGTCAACGAAAACGCCACGGATTACCTCATCGACTGGGTGCTTTCAAACCAGTCCTACTTCGGAGAGGATGCCATCGGTACCTGCCTCGGAATGATGAGCGATGATAAGAAGGTGGCGTACATTTACGCCTCCGCCATGACCAACGCCCTCAAGCGTGAGGGATTCAACGAACGAAAGACAAAGAAGTTCCTGGCAGACAAGGGACTGATCACCTCCAAGGCAAGAAAAGACAATGCCGGGGAGACCTACTCAATAACAAAGTTTTTCAATGGCAGAAACCAGAGATTCATCGAATTCTTTCTGAGCAAGGCGATGGGAGAGGATGAGGCGCAGCCACCAGATGAGTGGATGCCGATCCCGGAAGACGCTGACCTGCCATTTAAATAAAAACCAAGGAAGGAGAACAACCCATGAAAAAGAAACCAAAGCTCATCCATTGCTCCTTCGACGAAGTGTACCACTTCGAACCGAGAGTACCAGCCTCACGAAATGAGCTGGAGGATGACCAAATCAAAAGGATATGCGTCGCACCGACAATCAGGCAATGCCTGGACGCAATCCCGAAAGCCGGAAACATCGTCCGATTCATGCGGACGGTAGGAATGCCCGTCGTGATCCACGCATACTACCTCGAAGCAGATCGGGTGGAGTACGACACCAAAGACTACGTCCCGGACGCAGACACCACAGGAGAAATGTGGGTGCTTGAGAAACCAAAGGACTGGAAGAGAATCGACTACGAATTGACAGATTTCTGTTTGAGAGACGGAAAAGACCCTCAAGGCAACGACATCACATGGATTTATGGGGTCTGGCCTAGAAGAACAAAATACACCGACAACCTCCGGGAACTCATCGAAGGGGCAGGAATGAACTTCGAGAATTTCAAAAGGGACTGCCCGACGCTTTCCTTCAGGCTTATGGCAGCAAGCGCACCGCCTGACATCATTCAGGAATTCAAAGAGCGCAGGGAAAAGTACCGGGAGGCACACGCATGAAATACCCAGAGGAAAAATACACCCAGTCAAGCTACTTCGGACCCGACATGGACTCCGAAATTGAACACCAGCACATCAAGCTGGTAAAGACCCGGAAAGACCACAAGTGCTGCGGCTACGGAAAGAACTGCCAGCACATCATCCCGAAGGGCGAACACGCCGTAGTCGAGACCGCAATACTCACCCACGAGGGCGGCTGGAAGAGCTGCTACCTCTGCATTCCATGCATTGAGGAATGGCTCGAAGAGAGCCACCAGGTAGCGATCACGCACGACCTGAAAATCCTGCGTCAATACTTCGAACCAGTCAGGGACGGCGAAAAGCGGTTCGAGCTTCGGAAAAATGACCGTGGATACAAGGTCGGGGACAGCTTGAGGCTTCGGGAATGGGAGGATGGGGAATTCACAGGAAGAGAGACGACCGTGACCATTCGGTACATCCTGCAGGATTGCCCGGAGTACGGACTGGCTGACGGTTTCTGCATTTTAGGATTTTAAGGAGGAAAAGACATGAATAGAAATTTGACAATCGAGCTGGCGGATACATACATGGACGCATACGAAAGAGCCTACCAGCGCATGAAGAACCCGGAGCTTGCGATTCAGATCGCAATGGGCGTGACCTGCGCAGTCGCCACGGTAGCCGTCCCCAAGCCAAACACGCAGGACAACCTGATGGCGTCATTTTTCACGATGCTGATGGCAGGCAGGAAGAACGAAGAGAACGAATCCGAAGAGGGAGAGGAGGATCAGGAAGATGAATAGAGAATCAGAATTTGAAATGCCGTCACAGAGGCGACAGACCCGGTGCGGCAACTGCAGGCATCACCGCAGGGGCGATGGGCGTGACGGCGGCTGGATTTGCCTCTGCGACACCAGCGATTACTACCTCGATGAGACGGACTACAACCACGGCTGCGTCGAGTACGAGCCAAGGGCGGAAAAGCGATTTTGACTGAACACCTTTTTTGAAAACTGAACACCTTTTTTGAAAAGGTGTTCACAAAGGTGTTCAGTGAAAAATCCAGCAAAATCAAGGCTTAGAGACACTACTGAACACTTATAACACCTTTTTTTATTATATACCCTCGTACGGGAAATGAAACAAAACCAAATTGTAAAATTCATAAAAAACGCAAGGTGTATCAAAAAAAAGGTGTTCAGGTGTTCACTCGACCGACAAACCCAGCAAAATCAAGGCTTAGAGACCGAACACCTAAATCACGCTGAACACCGAAAAAGGTGTTCAAAAGGCAAAAAGGAGGCAGAAATGGAAGATTCAGCACTGGAAAGATTGGAAAACGGAGTCAAAAAACTCCGAAGCAACGAAACACAGATGACAGCCCAGCAAAAGAGGCAGTACGAAAAACCGCTCCACAAACTGAGGATGCAGATCAAGACCGATGCCGAAGAGGTAGCAAAGGACTTCCTGCTGATGGGGTGCAGGCTTGGAACGGAATACGGAAATGCGGAAAAGGAACTCACCCAGAGGGTGCAGGCGGAACTGAACGCCGGACAGAAACACATCAATGAGGCTTTCAAGAAGCTCCTCACCCATTACGACATCAACCAGTTCATCACAGACCTCTGCCCGGTTCACACCGCAGTCTGGTACAAAGCATACGGTCCCTACTGGCTGGAGCATTGCAGCGAGAACCCGATGAGCGACGAATTCCCATACCACAACGACCTCATCGACATGGACTGGTGGGCTGAGGCAAGGGAATGGGCAAAGACAAAGATGGAAGACGGAAAGCTGGTCGTGGATTACCGAGGTGGGATCACGATCATGCTGCCACCGACAAAAGAACTCCTTCAACAGGATTTCAAAGAAGAGCTGGCAAGAGGCTAGACGGAAAAAACGGAAAAAGGAAGGATGAGGCAAAATGCTCGAAAGATACGACGCAAAAATGAACCCGGATGAAGTCATTCGGTCAGTCCAGAGGAAAAAGGACTGCACAAAGGCGCAGGCGATGGCTTACCTGCGTAAGGAAATCCCGGCAGAGAAGGAATTCCAGAAAAAAATCCTGCAGGGACTCAAAAAAAGCCACCCGGATGCATTCATTCGAAAAATCACCCTGGCGCAATACTCGGAGGGCGGTATGCCGGACATTTTATGTATCAAAAAAGGTCATTACTTCGGATTCGAGGTAAAGCGACCGATTCTCGGAGAGGCAACCGAGCTGCAGAAAAGAACCATGGCGATGATTCAGGACGCAGGCGGCACGGCGGCGGTCGTTTCATACCCGGAAGAGGCGAACGAGGTCATCAAGAAATTTTTTAACACGGAGGAGTGACAAGATGGACAGACAAGAGCAAAAGGACATCCTGATATGGGTTTTGAAACAGGTGTGGAGGGCGGAGGCTCACAAGGATGAACTCACCGAGAGGCTCATGCGGATCAACGCTGAAAGAAACGCCCCGATAGGCGCAGCCGGATACGAGCCACTGCCCAGAACACAGACACCAAGCGCAGGGGCGGCTTCAATCCTTTTCAAACTTTCAGAAATCGAGGACAGAATCTACGAGCAAAAGGCGGAGATCGAAAAAAGCATCGTGAGGGTCATGGACATCATCGACTTTATACCACAGCACGAAATCGCAAGGCGGATTTTTGAACTTCGGTACATAGACATGAAAGGCTGGGGAGAAATCGCAGACGCAATCCCGATAGCACGGAGCGGCTGCTACGACCACCACAATCGGGCGATCGACAAGCTGCTGGATTTTCCAAAGATTCAGACCGAGGTCGAAAATTCCAGACTGGCGTACCTCGCCTGGTGCGTCGAGCGTGAAAAACAGACGGGGTCGAAAAACCAAAGTGGGGGTATCAAGCCGGGAAATAAATCCAGAAAAAAATCGGAAAAAATAAACCGGGATTTGAAAAACGGCATCCCAAATCAGGGTCGGGATTTGAAAATGGGATTTTCAAATTCGAAAACCCAGAGGCAAAGCCCAAAACAGGGGTCGGATTTCCAAGTCCAAAAATAGCCTTTTTCCAGAGGGCAAAAAACAAGGGTCGGGGCATATGCCCCAGAAACAGGGGCAGGAATAAAGGGGGATATAAAGACCCCCAAATGGGGGGCGGTTTTTCAGGGGGCATTTTTAGGACAGCCACCACAGACCCAGCACCCAGTACAGAGGGGCTTATAACAGGGGCGTACAGACACCCCACCACAGGGGCAGGCACACACACCAAGGCACACGCACACACGCAAGCAATCAATCAAAGAAGAACAAAAGAACAACGAAAGAAGAGACAAGCGAGAGACCTCGAAGCCTTGAAGCTCAAGGCTTGGCGCAGCCTTCAGGCAAGTCAGGACACATCAGGACACTCGCACGTGTTAGAATGATAGAGTGAAGAAATGAAGAGATCAAAAAGACCTCCCCACAGAGGCATGAGAGCGGCGAAAGAATGGCTGCTCTTTTTCTTTGCCAGAGACAGCGGAAACGATGCGCAAGAGGCGGTGGGGTTCGAACGGCGTTCAGGTACTACCCGAACAGGCGTTCGAGCGGGCTCGAGGAAAGTCCGGCTTTTGACCGGATTTTTGAAAAAATTTTTTAGGCGTTTCGTTACGCAGAGAGGGGGCGCAGAGCCATGAAAGCAAAACTGAACATGCAAGAAAAGCCGCTCTCCTGGCTGAAACCAGCGGAATACAATCCGAGGGCAGACCTCCAGCCGGGAGACCCGGAGTATGAAAAAATCAAAAGAAGCATCGAGTCCTTCTCCTACGTCGACCCGATCATAGCCAACAGCGACGGTACCGTCATCGGCGGACACCAGAGGCTGAAAGTCCTGCTCGACCTTGGGTACGACACGGCGGACGTGGTCATCCTTGACAAGACTAAGGAAGAGGAAAAGGCACTCAACATCGCCCTGAACAAAATCAGCGGCGAATGGGATGAAGAGAAATTATACGAACTCCTGATAGAGCTTGACCTTTCAGACATCGACATGCAGCTGTCAGGATTCACGCACTCGGAGCTGGAAGATTTGAAAGTCCAGTTTGACACCGAGGAGGCGCAGGAAGACGACGACTGGAATGAGGATGAAGCCTACGAAGAGGCAAAGAAGAACACCCGGAGCATTCCCGGATGCGTCTGGATTTTAGGAGACCACAGACTGATGGTCGGGGACTCCACCAGCGCAGACGACATGGCAGTTCTCATGAACGGAGAAACCGCAGACCTCGTGATTACGGACCCGCCCTACAACGTGGCATACGAAGAAAAGGTGGAAGACACCAGCGAGGCGATGGGCGTCGGAGTCAGCCGGGAGCATTCCCAGATTCTGAACGACGACATGACAGATGAGCAATTCGAGGCGTTCCTCGGAGCGTTCTACCGGGAGACCTTCGAGGTCATGCGAGAGGGCGCAGCAATCTACGTCTTCCACGCCGACAGTAACGGCTACGCCTTCAGGAAGAAATACCGGGACGCAGGGCTGAAGCTGGCACAATGCCTGATCTGGGAGAAGAACACCTTCGTACCGGGGCGTCAGGATTACCAGTGGCGGCACGAACCAATCCTCTACGGCTGGAAAGAGGGCGCAGGTCACTACTTCATCAACGACCGAACGCAGGACACGGTCATCCTGGAAGATGAAATCGACTTCAAGAGCATGAAAAAGGACGAACTGGTCGCCTACCTTGAACAGCTTCGGGCATTCTGGGCAGACAAGACCAGCGTCATCTGGGAAAAGAAGCCTGCAAAGAACGACCTGCATCCGACGATGAAGCCCGTGAGCCTCATCGGACGGTTGATGAAGAACTCCAGCAAGCCGGGGTGGAAAGTCCTCGACCCATTCGGTGGATCAGGGACAACGCTCATGGCGGCGGAACAATTAAACCGCAGGGCATACCTGATGGAGCTTGACCCGGTCTACGCAGACGTGATCGTCAATCGGTGGGAGAACTACACCGGGCAGACGGCGGAAATGGAGGAATGATCATGGACGATTTGAACATGACCGTAGACCTCACAGAATTGATTCGGGGGGGGGTACGGCGATGAGTGAAGAAAGCACAGCAAAGAACCTCGTCCGTTCCGAGACCATCGGTCAACTCTTCGGACTTTCCGTCCGGCGCATCCAGCAGCTGGACGAAGAGAAAATCATCGAACACACCATAGTGGTGGAGAATGGCAGGCAGGTCAGGAAGTACGACCTGATCCCGACGGCGCAGAAATACATCAAATACCTTTCAGACAAGGCATACGGCAAAGCGCACCGAACGGATAAAGAGATAGAACTGCGAGAACAAAAGATGGAGGCAGACATCGCCCTGAGAGAAAGCCAGGGAGAGCTGCACCGACTGAAAACGGCGATAGCCGCAGGGGACTACATCAGCATCGAGGAAGTGAAGCTCGACTACGCTAAGTTCTTCGTGGTTTTCAAAAAATTCGCAATGAGCCTCCC